GCCAACGAAGTCAAGGCTCTTGACTACGTCACCAACATTTACAGTGTTTTCACATTTCATAAGACTATTATAGCACAGGGGGGTGAAATATACAACAGAAAAAACTCTTGTAAAATCAACAACTTACGAGACCCCGTAAAACCGAAGGAGAAGGCGCGAGAGCGGAGTTAAAATGGGGGTTCCCCAAGTTCTGGGGGCAGGTCGAAATAGCGTATTCGGACTCCTGCTTCACGCAGCATGGTTTCGGCGTGATCGATTGAGTAATGCTTCCCAGCGCCAACGCCAGTCCATGGACGATTCGGACCAATGACTTCCTTGATGCCAGCCTGTATCAGTGCACGAGTGCAATCGGCGCATGGCTTTGGTTCCCAGTTTAGATATGCGCGTGAGTTGTTGAGTGAAACACCAACGCGAGCAGCATTGAAGATTGCGTTTCTTTCTGCGTGTTCAACCCAGTGATACTTTTCTGGACGCTTCCAACGATCTTTCCAATCTTCTTCAATGCCTCTTGGAAAACCATTGAACCCAGTACTAAGAATCACATTATCATCATTGACAATAATGCAACCAACCTTAGTACTGGGATCTTTGCTTTTCTGAGCGATCAGAGTAGCCTGTAAGATAAACAATTCATCCCACGATAGTTCATCACGAATCATAATATAGTTCTCAATTATTTGATTTCAATCTTACGAGGCTTCTGTTCCTCAGGAATGACATTTTCTAATTCAATTGAAAGAATGCCATCGGCAAGAGCAGCATCGCGAACCACAACTGTGTCTGATAGAACAAATTGGCGAGAGAACTTACGACCAGCAATACCTTTTACAAGATAATTGCGTTCGTCTGTTTCTGCCTTTTTGCCTGTTACTTTGAGAGAATTTCTCTCGCTAGTGATTTCAATCTCATCTTGTTTGTAGCCAGCAACTGCCAATTCCAGAATAAAGTTGTAATCATCTTTCTTGATGACATTCACTGGAGGAAATGCATTTTGAGTTGCTGTTAGCAGATGAGCCGCATTGTCAAGAGCAGCGAACGAATTCTCGAAACCAAGTGCTGTTGGTAGAAGACGATCGAAGTATGCGGATGTGAGTGCAGTGATATTAGTCATTTTGTAACTCCTTTAATAAGCAAGTTTATAGTTATGGACCCCAAATGGGCATCCAATTCTATTTAGCCAAAATTCGTTGGTCCGTCGACTTTCCAGTCCTCCATCGGAGGAGTTTCTGATGAAACGCCAGTTGAGCCAAATCCACCAGCACGCTCAGAGTGTTTTTCTGGACGTGTGTTACAAACAGCAATATGGAATGGTTCGTTGCAGGCAATCTCGCCTTGAGCGATACGATCGCCTTTGCGAATTGTTGCATGCATCTTGGAAACGTTTGTCAAAAGCACAAACACTTCCTCTTGATAATCAACATCAACAATACCTTCGCAGTTCGCTAGAATCAAACCTTTCTTGAGCGAAAGACCAGAGCGAGGGTGCAAACGGATGCTGTGATTCTGTAATGGTAGTTCTGTGCGAGAAATGTCAGCGTATGTTTCGATTGTTTTGCGATGATCGATTTTAAAGATCAAGCCTGTTGGAATCAACAGACGATCTCCTGGATAAATTGAAATTTCTCCAAACGAGTTTACTTGTCGTTCGATAGGTGAGTTGAATGAATCATATCCAGTTACAACATTACTTGTTGGTTGGAATGATAAATCAAAACAGTTTGCTAAAGTAGTTCCGTATGTTGGTAATTCTATATCATTATTAAGGCGATACACACTCAAATAGATCATACAGTATCCTTTTTCTTTTTCCCGATTGTATACTTGGAAACCAACTGCCAGTCATTCTTATCCTTGAACGGAAGAATCTTAATTTGGCTCAATGGTGCAACATTATCTTTTGTCTTGTCTGCATCAACCAACTTGACCAATCCCCACTCAGCCATTAGATTCGCAATCGTGTTGCGACGCTGAATGTCATTGTCAGACATATTGGATGGCTTACCGTCCAACTCAAAGAGTTCTTTGAAGTGTACGATATAATACTTTCCTTGTTTATGGAGGATATGGCAGGATTGATAAAGAATGTTGTCGTTCTTTGCTGCAACACCGATACGAGTTAGCGTCTCGCGGACTTTGAGGAAGTCGTCTTGCTTTTCTAATGTGACTTCTACCAATTTCTCAATCATGATCAATCACCTTTATATAATTGTTTTTTCATCGCGGCGATTTGGTCATCAGAAAGGATTTTTATTGCTTCCTCTGCCTTTGCATCGGAGTATCCATAGTATTCCTTGACAACACTCAAATCACTACTTTGAGCCTTTTTATGCCATTTAGAGTATTGGCGCTTTTGGGCTCTAACAATATTTAGGAGAAAATCATATTTGAGTTTATTATCGAGAGTCGTGTATCGATTCATTTCGTTCGCTAATAGAACGGTGTCTCTATGAAAAGAAAGAGCACGATTGACCATGAATGCTGAATAAGACTTTTCGTCCTGCTCTGTCAGAAGAGCATACTGCTTCGTCTGAAGAATCGACGGAATAATTTCTTTGAATAGATCAGCCATTGAACTTACACTCCACCATCATCTCGGTAAGACATGCGGTGAGGTTCAGTTCCTGGTCGGCGACAAATGCTGCTTGGTATTGATACTTTGCGAGAATCAATACGGCATTTGGAATCGTAGATTTATCCATCACATCATATAAACTATCATAGATCTTACGATAGATTTTTGCAGGATCATCACCACCAAAGTCAGCAACCCATTTACGCATTGCTCCGAAGTTTTGATCTTTGAGTGCTGTAATCAAATCATTCAATGATATATCAGCAATGCTTGAAAGAATGCCAGCGTCAATCTTACCACTGACAGAATATCGCTGCAGTTCATTTAGAATGCGGCGATAATCTGGGAAATGCTTTTTGACAACCTCAACAAGAACTGCTTTGTCAAACGGAATCTTTTCGTTAGCAAGGATTTCTGATGCACGTTTCATAAATGAAGCAGCCATCTTTGGCTTATCTTCTTTACGAAGTTTAAATTCAATTACAGCGCAACGAGAATGCAGTGGTTCAATGATTCGATTCTTGAAGTTACAAGTCATGATGAAAGTGCAGTTATGAGCAAACTCTTCCATCGCAGCACGCATGGCTGGCTGAGTTGAGTTTGGATTCAAATAATCTGCTTCATCGATAATGATGACTTTTTTACCGCCACCAAGAGACATTGCACTCGCATAGTTCTTGATCTTTGTTCGGAACGTATCAATACCACTCTCATCCGACCCGTTGATCATCAAATAGTCGCAACCAATCTCATCACACAGCGCTCTTGCAACTGTAGTCTTGCCAGTGCCAGGTCCACCGCAGAGAAGGAGATGGGGAATCTCCTTGCGATCTACATACGACTGAAAAGTGGACTTGTATTCCTCGGGGAGGATACAATCGGCAATAGTATGAGGACGGTATTTTTCAACCCACAATGCTTCAACCATAATATAAAACTCCTTGTCACTCAGTTACTACTTTACGACTTTTTACCATACTTGTGCTCCCATAATGAATAAAGTGCAATACCAATCATTAACATGACTGGAGGCGCAGAATACGGAATCCAATGGAAGTATGTGTTCGCAAGAGCGAAAATTGCGGTCAACAGAATTACGATCAGAATAGGCAATTCAGATTTATGCATAATATAACTCCAGAGAGAGAGAATGGGGTGGAGGAGGTGAACCCTCACGATGAGCAGTCTGGCGGATAGTACCGTCGGCAAAGAATGCCGCACCCCATAGTTTTATTTAGCCACGTTTTCGTAAATGGTCTGGAAGTCACTCTGCTCTGCAACTTCCTCTTCATAATTACGTTTGTGATAAGTCCTTGCCAGTTTACGTCCCAACTTCTTGGGAATCTCGCATTCATCTTGCATCTTCTGAAGAATCTCTTTGATGAGATCTCGTTCGGCTTCGATGCGAGTGAGTGAGTTTGAGATTTCTTGAAGGCATCCCAGAACCTTTGCTTTATCAAGTGCCATGATCAATCTTCTCCAAATGTCGACGCTGCTGCTTCAATCGCAATGTAATAGGTAATTGCAACAGTCTTGTGTTTGAACTGCGCCATTCCTTTCTTTGCAATCGCAACATCATATGAGCCATCAAGCAACTTGAAGTTTTCAACCTTCATAACAACTTTGAAAGTCTTACCATCAGTTACTGATCCAATCTCAATCTTAGATTGATCAGCAGAATCATCCTTCACATCAGTTGCAATAAACTGAATTGTAGAACCATCGCTCTCAAATACAAAGTTTGGTGAGCCAGAGATGCCAGCACTCTTACGCATCCAATCAAGATCTTCTTGCGAAAGGCTGAACGAGCAATCAGGATCGCCGAATGTAATTGGCTTTTCTGGTGCTGTTACAATCACCTTTGGTGAACAATACTTGATATAATTAGACTTCTTCTTATTCTCAGTGCTGATATTGATTTTATCATCATCAAACGCCAACTCTGCATCCTTGTAAAGAGAAACCTTTGCGAGGAGTTTATTCAAATCGTACAAAGCAAATTCTTTTGGAAAACTCTCACCAACTGTTGCTTCGACAAAGATTGTCTTCAGCGGTGAAATAGTTTTCAAAGTATTGCCAGACTTGAAAAGGAGACTTTGGTTGATGCTCGAGAAATTCTTGAGCACTGTCACTGTATCATCAGAAAGTTTCATAATTTACGACCTCAATTGCTTCAACACGATTATTATATAACGAATCAACTATTTTGTCAACCCTACTGGTCAACTCATCCAAACTACAATTATTATCCATCACAATATCATAGTCAGAACCAATCCAAGCCCATTCAGAATAATGGACTTCTGGATATGCATTACGCATCACATCTAGATTGTGATGCCCCAAATTACACTCTCTAGCCAAATCATACCACTCAGGATCAGGACCACGACGAACACGAATAACATGTCCCCCAGAATCTCTAATAGCCTTGATTTCATTTGGGAATCTCACATCAGCAATAACATAATTATTCCATGGTGCCTGTTCGCATCGACGCAAGACTGTGTGAACCCAGAGGTCAGGATGGAAAACATCCCTTCCTGCCTCTGTGCCCATCAATTGTAATGCGATTCTGGGTGAGAATTCACGACCAAACTTTTTAGACCACCACTCATCTGGTTGTTCGCGCCATGCTCGAGATTCTGGAGTGTCACCCTCAAGCATGGCACGATTCCAACCAAACACTGCGGCGCAGGAATCCTTCACACTATTTGCAAAACTCTCTTTGAAGAAATCATGACGTTCGACCAAGAGATCTGCAACTGTACCTTTCCCTGCTCCGATAAAGCCAACGAGTCCGACAATCATATACGATTATAGAGATCCGACGAAGTTTGCAACGGCTGGCATGTCACCAGTGAATGCATAGGTTCCGACATGATGAGTCTTCATCCAAGGACATAACCAAATTTGACCACCGATATTTCTCCACCACTGGCAGAACATATAGTCTTCAGACAAGTAACGGTCTGAACCACGACCGCCATTTGCAACGCTATCAATAACAGTGTCAAAGTAAGCATGAATGTAACGTGAACCATCGAAGTTGGCTTGACCAACGTGATCTGGACGATACTTCAATTGTGGATATGCTTCAGCAAACTTGCCGAAAACTTCACGCTTGACCATCATGTAACCTGTGCCAATCTCAAGAACTTCAATCGGTTCAGCAACTGAGAACTTTTCTGTTCCTGGAACTGGATTGAAGACGAAATCACCAGCCAACTTTTCCATATCAGCAGGAGTAATTTCAGGATGACGCTTCACACCTTCCTTGATTGCACCCCACTTGATCGATTTCTTTGGATATGGTCCACCAATGACATCCTTATTCATAGCAAGCAATGCAATTACATCGCGTGGATCAAAATGAATATCGGCATCTAAGAATAATAGATGCGTAAATCCTTCTGCTCGGAGGAACTCATCTACGAGATAATTGCGTGCACGAGTAATAAGAGATTCATTGAAGATGAAAGAAAAACGAACTTCAATGCCGTACTGCGTACACACAGATTGAAGATCAAGGCAAGACTTTAGATACATTCCATGCGCAGAGCCACCATACATTGGGGTTGCAACAAATAGTTTATTTTTGCGTAGTTCTTCTACAGAGACTTCTAACTGCATAATTATTCACTCCAGTTGTAAAATTTTCTAATATTGTCAATAATCTTAGACTGATCATCGAGATTTTCGTTGACCATTGTCTCTATATAGTCCATGAGAGTCAGCGACCCCATGATATTCGAGATTTTTGTCGCACGAGAATTTTTGAATTTATCATCTTGATCATCCTTGCGATCGACATGTCTTTGTTCTTTGGTATCATGTGATGCAGTCAGAACAAGAACCTTAAATGAATTCGGAAACCATTCTGAGAGTTTGTCCAGAAGTTTACCATTGAACAGGCGATCACCTTCGAAGATAACATTTGTTTTCGCACCTTCTTCATACCATAGTTCAGAAAAGAATTTCTCTGCATCTGGTTGAACAGCCATAGACAAACGATCTGTTCCCTGAAATACATTACCATCGTTTGCATACTTACCAAGAATATACAAATTCAATTTCTTGGAATACATTGCGTCAAGTAACTTCTGCGGCTTTACAACTTGCCAATCATCAGCCATTGAAATCAATCGAAACATCAGAGTGGTCTTGCCAGTTGCTGGCTCACCACCCATTGCAATCACTCTTACCATAGTGCTTCTAGTCCTTGTTGTACTGAGGTTTCATCTGAAAACATCCACTCAAGACGATCTATTCTACCACTTCTCACATAAGAAGTAAACTTTTCTTTGTTGATTGTAGCATTACGAATTGCAAGTCTTGGGTCAAGAGTTTCATCTCTTGATTGCCACAATACATTCCACTCAATACCAGTCCAGCCATCCTTTTCTGCTTGCTGAATTTCTTCAGACTGGCGATCGAGATAGTAACCAAGATATCGCCCATGATGTTCACGAAAGATTTTCTTGAACGAACAAAGGCAAGTTTCCATCGTGAAGAAATCTACCTGTAATTTGAGTTCAGGAAATCTTCCTCTTGTTTCTTCAAGTATGTCTTTCGCTTCACTTTCAAGGTCATTGCATTCTCCAGCAGTAAGTCTTGTATCGTACTTGTCATCTTCGCCGAGGGCAAGATGCAAACCATTACGATGTGAGCGAGAGCCAGAATAATCAGAAAGCATGAGAGAAGTAGGTATGCAGTCAATGCCAGCAGTATGAGCGAGATGCTGCATATAAAACCAAGTGGAATAGCGACCAAATTTGTAAAGAGAGTTTTTAAGATTATTCCAAAGGTTGTCGAAAGTTTGTTGTTCATTGTCGCCATAATAATTCTCCAAAACTTCTCGTTGTGTTCTATTGCCAATAAACTCTTGATAAGATTCGAACATGGCTGGCAAATGACCCTTGTTCCACTTTGTATCTGTTTGGTATCTCAGTCTTTTATAGTTGTGACTATTCCACCACGTGATACGATCCACAGTGGCGAGTTCATAGTCTGGAAACTCGTTCTTCAGAACCCATGCGGTTGGTAGTTGATAGGTGTTGCCATACAACCACGCAAACCATAGACGTTCTTCGTCATTGTGTTCGTATCGCTTGTGCAAATAATTTGTACACCACACTGCTGGATCGCAATCATTATATTTCAATGACCACGCATACCAGCGAATAAATTGTTCACGGCGCAAAGACTTCGACACAACCACCCTTTCCTTTTTTATTCACTGCGTTATATATCACAGGATCCGAAAGATCATAAAGCCCATCAGCGAAATTCGTACCATTGATCTTGAACATGCTCAGAGAGCATCCACTTTTCTGTTTTCCTAAGAATCGAAAGCCCATTGCTTCATAGAATGCAACTGCTCCAGGCTCTGCTGAAACACGATAGTAACTGGTGCCAAGACCTTGCGCACGATCGAGAGAGTCTTGAGTTAGAACTCTTGCAACACCTTTGCGGCGATGTTTGGCAAATGTGTGTAATAACTGTAGATTGAAAACATATGGGGTTTTCTTTGAGCGAGTTGTGATGATTGCGCCAGCCAGTTCCTGCTCCGCCGTCCCTTCCCAATATCCAATACAATACTGCCATTGTTGTTGCATATCTGCTTTTGCTACGAAAGTTTTAGCAAAAGAATCTGCTTTGCTTTCAGTGATATGCGCGACAAATTCATCGCGACTTGTTTCACGCAGCGTCATGAAACTCACGTTTCTTTTCACCACGCTCTTTCGG